GTACTCCAGCCGGAGGCGGTGGCGGGTTTTTTAGCAAAGCCGCAGGCGCAGCAGGAAAGACAATGTTTGGCCTTGGTAAAGCTGCAGGAGGAGTTGTAGGAGGTCTTGGAAAATTAGCCACTGGTGCAGGATTTGTTGTTGGAAAAATGGCAAAACTTGCAGAATCGGGTGTAGACACCGCAGAAAAATTATCTAAAATAGACGGATCAGCAGCTTCCGCAGCAGAAGTATTATCAATGATTCCAGGTGTTGGCGGATTATTAGCTAAAGTGTTTGGAGCAGTGGCAGGTGCAGCTGATAAAATGGTCAAAGCCTACGGTGAAGCTACAGCATCTGGTGCTACCTTTGGTGGAAGCATAGGTCAATTTTCTGCAGCGGCATCAGCAGCTGGAATGAATCTTGCAGAATTTGGTGCTTTAATTTCTAAGAATGGTGAAGCTATGGGGGCGTTCGGTGTTACTACTGAAGACGGCTCAAAGAGATTTGCACAGGTATCTAAAACATTAAGAACAACAAGTTCAGACCTTTATGCTCTAGGATATAATACACAGGAAATAAATCAAGGTCTTGCAAATTATGGTAAGTTGTTAAGAGCCCAAGGCGCTCAAGGAACAAAGTCCAATGCAGAGTTAGCAGCAGGTGCTAAGAGCTATCTTAAAGAAATGGATATGCTGGCCAAGGTAACTGGAGAAGAACGTGCTGCAAAAGAAAAAGAAAGAGAAGCATTAGCAGCAGACGGACAGTTTAGAGCGGCTATGGCAGGTCTTGGACCAGAGGTTGAAGCTTCGGCAATGACATTAATTCAAAGTATGCCTAGCAAAGAAATGCAGGACTTTGCCAAAGATTTAATTGCCAACGGAACTGCTACTACAGATGCTAACCGAGCATTGCTAGCTCAAATGCCTCAACTAGGTGCTCAGTTTGCCAACCTACACGCTCAAACACAACGAGGTGTTAAGGTTTCTCAAGAGCAAATGAATCAAAGTTTGAATATTGGTAGAGCCGAAGCAACATCATCGTTGAAAAATATCAAATACGCAGCAGCAGCCAGCGAAGAAATGCGAGGAACAGCCGCAGCCTTAGGAAGTTGGAATAAGGTCAATAAGGACGCTATTAAAACCGCGGGCGAACAACAAGAGTCAACTAAGAAAAACACAGACGGCTTTAACGAAAAAATGCAAAAGATGTCTCAGGTGCTTAATAGCATCAGTAATACTTTTACAGAACTACTAGCATCTAGTGGATTTTTAGATTTAATGATTTCTGGAGTTGAACTAGTTGCACAGATATTTACAGGAGTACTGGCTCCTGCTCTCAAAGCATTAGATGCAGGATTTAGACCAATAATTGATATTCTAACAAGAGTGTTACCTCCGGTATTTGCAGTCGTAGGCGCACTATTTGAAAAAATAGGCTTTGGTCTTAAAATAATATTTGAACCAATTATTCAAAAAATAAGCAAAACATTAGAAGGTGTTAGCCTTCAATTTGAAAGTTTTAAAGGTGCTATAGATCTTGTAGACGAAGGATTAAACTGGTTATTTGGTATTTTGAGTAGTGTGGTCAAAGCTACAGAAACAGCTTTTGGCGGCCTATGGGAAGCTGTCACAGGACTAATGCAACCTTTAGATAATCTTTGGAAAGCTGTAACTGATATTTTTACCAGCGGCAACGAGTTAGTAGGGAGTCTTGATTGGTTAGAAAGAACTATACTCGAAGTTGGACAGGTAGTAGGAGATGCATTTAAAATCCTAGGCGCAGTACTCGGGTGGGTAATAGATACTGCCACAGATGTTTATAAATGGTTCAATGAAGTTGTTATGAAATCGGAAACGGTTTCTAAGTATTTTAAAACACTAGGTGAAGTTATATCTGATGTTTGGCAAACATTTAGAAAATATTTTAGTGTAGAAGGAATTAAGGCAATATTTGCAAACCTAAATGATGGGTTTGAAGCAATGATAGACAAAATCTTAAACTTAATTCCAAATAGATTTGGCGGAATGAGTGACGAAGTTTACGAACAGCGTAAAAAAGACAGAGAAGCTAGAGCCAAAGCCAGAGACGAAGCATTGGTAGCTGCCAAAGAAGAGAAAGATGCAAAAATCCAAACTCAACTTGCAGAAGTCAAAGCTGAAAAGAAAAAATTTGCTGAAAAACAACTTTTCACTGAAGCTAACAATAAGTTATCCAAAAAAGAACTTGCAGGTAGAGAAGCCGCTGCTAAGGCCGCTGAACAAGCATCTGTAGATTATACAGCCGGTCCAGAAGAACTATTAAAACAATACGCTACAAGAGAAGGTAGTGCCCTAGTGCCAAAAGCAGATGCTGCTAAAACCGCTAGTCCTACTACAAGAGAACAACAAGCATCCGCAAAAGCAGATGCTGCCAAAACTGCAATAGAAGCTGATAAAGAATCTCAACGTGCAGCAGCCGCTAAGAAAGCAGAGGAAGAAGCCGCTGCTAAAGCCAAACAAGAAGAAGAAAAGAAAAGAGCTGAAGAACGAGGACCTACTCAAGAATCAGCAGAAACCCTGCTTGCGGAATTAAATACTAAGATGGGACAATTACTTAAACTAAGTGCTCAGACTACAACAAACACATATGAACAAATCAATGCTACTAAGAGTTTGTCTGGAAACTTATATCGAGCATAAACTATGAGTTGGAAAAAATACTTTACACCTGTTAATGTTAGCAACAACGGAGGTTCAATGAGCCCAATTTCGGGCCGTGGCCGTCCGGGTCCTGCTAGAGCAAATTATTCTAGCTTTTTACCGGATGTTTATGCAGGTAGTCCAAACCGTGTTGAAAAATATATGCAATACGATACAATGGATATGGACAGTGAAGTTAATGCTGCACTTGATATTCTTGCAGAATTTTGCACACAAAAAGATAAAGAAAATCGCACACCATTCCAGACATTTTTTAAAGGTGCGCCTACTTCAACCGAAGTTAAAATTTTAAAAGACGCACTACAAAAGTGGGTTAAAGAACAGCAGTTTGAAACTAGAATTTTCCGTATTTTCCGTAACACATTAAAATACGGAGATTGTTTCTTTGTTAGAGATCCACAAACTCAAAAATGGTTATATGTTGATCCTTCTAAGGTTAATAAAATTATTGTTAACGAAAGCGAAGGTAAAGTTCCTGAGCAGTACGGAATTAAAGATATTAACTTTAATTTTGTAAATTTAATTGCTACAACACCACACAATACAACTAACACATCACCTAGTGGTTCAAGCTCTTACACATCCGGCGGAGGCTTTGGCCGAGGGATGGTTGGTGCAGCAGCACAGCCTCCTGGCACACGTTTTAGTAATGCACAAAACGAAATCACAGTTGATGCAAAACACGTAGTCCATATTTCATTATCAGAAGGTTTAGATACAAATTATCCTTTTGGTAATAGTATTCTAGAATCAGTATTTAAAGTCTACAAGCAGAAAGAATTGCTTGAAGATGCTATTATTATCTATCGTATACAACGTGCTCCAGAAAGACGTATTTTCTATGTAGACGTTGGAAATATGCCAGCGCATATGGCTATGAGCTTTGTTGAACGGGTTAAAAATGAAATTCAACAACGACGTATTCCTAGTTCAACCGGCGGTGGAAATAACGTTATAGACGCTAGTTATAATCCACTAAGTGTAAACGAAGATTACTTCTTCCCACAAACTGCTGAAGGTCGTGGTTCTAAAGTTGAAACACTACCTGGAGGTACCAACCTTGGCGAAATTACTGACCTACGTTATTTTACTAACAAGCTCTTTAGGGCTTTGCGTATACCTGCTTCATACCTTCCTACTGCCATTGATGAACAGCCTAACAACATCTCTGATGGTAAAGTAGGCACAGCGTATATTCAAGAATTACGTTTTAACGAGTACTGCAAACGTTTACAATCTATGATTGTAGAAACATTTGATCTAGAATTTAAACTTTGGTTAAACAACAACGGTATTAACATTGATAATAGTTTATTTGAGCTAAAATTTAATTCACCACAAAACTTTGCTGCTTATCGTCAATCAGAACTTGACACAGCAAGAGCAGCAACATTCAGTCAAGTTGTTCAAATTCCTCATCTAAGTAAACGTTTTGCTATGAAGCGATTCTTAGGAATGACCGAGGAAGAGATCAAAGAAAACGAAAAACTTTGGAGAGAAGAAAACGGCGATACTCTACAGGCAACACCGGATTCTCAGAGTCAATTAAGATCTGCAGGCATTACTCCCGGAGGAATGGCAGCAGACCTAGCTGGACAATCAGCAGAAGCTAGTCCTGATATGGCTGCTGAAGCCGAACCAGGAGCCGAAGGTGAAGCTGCTCCAGCAGAAGCACCAGTTCAGTAATAAATACATTATGCTTCTAAACGAATTTTTTTATTTTAACGAAAAAAACAACGACTTTGCTAATGATCGTAGATACGACTCTAGCAGAGATAAGTCTATTCTTAAGTTAACAGATAATAGAAAAATTCGCTTGACACTACGTCAAATTAATCAATTGCGACTTCAATCAGAAGCGCATCAAATGGAAGAAGAGTCTGAACTGGGTTTTATTAGACAAATGTATGGAACACCAGTTGGCGAAGAAGCAGCTCCACCACAATAATCCGGCCTTTGTTCTAGGTAACGGTACAAGTCGATTAACAATAAATCCAGAATCCTTACTTACTAAAGGAGTTGTCTACGGCTGTAATGCACAGTATAGAGAGTATGAACCTCACTATCTAATAGCTGTTGATGTTAAAATGGTCAATGAAATTATATCATCGGGCTATCACAAAACTCATCAAGTATGGACAAATCCTAACAAAGGTGTACAAACTAAACATCATATTAACTTTTTTAACCCTCATAAAGGCTGGAGTTCAGGGCCTACCGCATTATGGTTAGCCTGTACACAAGGACACAAAGATATATACATTTTTGGGTTCGATTATCAAGGATTAGAGGGAAAATTTAATAATGTGTACGCAGATACATACAATTATAAAAAGTCAACAGACGCACCTACGTACTTTGGAAATTGGCTTAGTCAAACAGAAAAAGTTATAAAGGAGTTTAGACACATTAATTTTTTTAGGGTAATACAAGATGGTGCATTTATTCCAGATAAATTGGGACCTGCACTAACTAATTTAACCCATATAAATTTTAAAGATTTTGAAAAAACGTTCCCGGGAACTATATATTCAAATGAAAACGATCAAAAAACTATCATTTAACGTAGTTTTTTAATCTACGTAGTAAATAAAAACACAGCCTAAAACCATCTTGAGGAGATTTTAACATGGCAGATAAAACATTATTGCAACAGATGTTGTCACATCTTGTTGAAGGCGATCAAGCCAAAGCAGAAGAATTATTTCACGATTACGTTGTACAACAATCACGTGAAATTTATGAATCAATGATCGACAGCGAAATTGCTGAAGAAGAAGAAAAAGACGAAGACGACGAAGATATGGAAGAAGCAGCTTCTGATGAAGATGCTGAAGAAGACAAAGTCGACGAAAACTTTGAAGACATCGCAATTGAAGGCGGTGACGATATGCCAGAATTTGGTGGCGACCCAACAGACGACCTAGAAGGCGAAATGGACGGGGAAGAAGAGCCAGCAGAAAAGGGCGAAGAAGAATTGTTTCAAGACCTAGAATCTATTGTTGACGAGCTACAAGCTAAGTTTGACGAGCTAAAAGGTATTGAAGGTAAAGAACACGGCGACGATTTCGGTGACGAAATGGGCGGTGACGACGAAGAAATGAAAGACGATATCAACGATCTAGAAACAGTTCGTGAATACGTAGAAAAAGTTGCTCCAGCAAAAATGGGTGATAACGGTGCAAATACCAAGTCAATCGTAGCTGGTAAGAATGATATGGGCGGTACAGCTTCTAACATCGCTCAAAGCAAAACAGAAAGCGGCGTTGAAGCAAACAAAGGCCAATTGCAAGGTTCTAGCTTAATCAAGCAAAAGCCAACAGAAGACAACGCTGGTAATATTAACGTGCCAGGCGGCAAAGCAGGAAATGCTTTTAGCAAGAAAGAGCCAGGACACGGTGCTGAGAAAGCTGGTGCAAAAGAATCAGCTGACAACAAGCAAAGCCTTTTCCGTGGTCGTAGATAATAGGACACTAACGTGAGATCTACCCTAGCAGAAAATTTGAGTTTCGACCAGGCTAAGATTGTCCTTGAGAGTGAAGGTGAAGGCTCGAGTAAGAGCCTTTATCTAAACGGGATTTGCATTCAGGGCGACATTCGCAATGCAAATCAACGTGTTTATTCTTCTCAAGAAATTGGCAGGGCTGTCAAGACTCTCAACGAACAGATCGCTGGCGGATATTCAGTGCTAGGCGAAGTTGATCACCCGCAGGATTTAAGAATCAATCTAGATCGTGTTAGTCATATGATTACCAAGATGTGGATGGATGGTCCTAACGGCTACGGAAAACTTAAAATCCTCCCAACTCCAATGGGTCAATTAGTACAGACAATGTTGGAGTCAGGAGTTAAACTTGGCGTTTCCTCTCGTGGATCAGGTGAAGTTGATAACGAAGGAAAAGTTAACGGGTTTGAAATTATTACAGTTGACGTTGTTGCTCAACCTAGCGCACCAGGCGCTTATCCAACACCAGTTTATGAACACCTAATGAATAACACAGGTGGCTATCAGGCTTATAGAATTGCACAAGAAGTTAAAGGCGACCCACAGGCACAAAAATACTTAGCAGAGGGTCTTAAGCGAATAATCGCTGGACTCAAATAACAGTAGGAGAATCACAATGCTAGACATCGTAAAACAATTGTTCGAAAACAATGTGATTTCCGAAGAAATCAAATCGGAAATTGAAACTGCTTGGGAAAGCAGAATTCAAGAAAACCGTGAGCAAGTCACTGCTACACTACGTGAAGAATTTGCACAAAAATACGAACACGATAAATCAGCAATGGTAGAAGCTGTTGAAGCTATGCTAACTGATCGTTTACAAGCAGAATTAGGCGAACTTGCAGAAGATCGCCAAGGTCTAATTGAAGCTCGTGCTCGTTATGTTCAAAAGATGAAAGACGATTCCGCAGCAATGGAATCATTTGTTCTTTCAAATCTTAAGAAAGAACTTGCAGAACTACACGAAGATCGTAAGCAAGTTGCCAACAATGTTGCTAAACTAGAATCTTTTATTGTGGATGCTCTAGCGAAAGAAATCGCAGAATTCCACACAGATAAGAAAGACCTAGCTGAAACTAAAGTACGTTTAGTACGTGAGTCTAAGGCTAAGTTCGAATCTCTCAAGAAAGAATTTATTAGCAAAGCTTCTACAATGGTTGCAGAAACAGTTCAGGGCGGTCTACGCACTGAAATGTCTCAACTACGTGAAGACATTGATGCAGCTCGTAGAAATGACTTTGGTCGCAGAATTTTTGAATCTTTCGCAAGCGAGTATGCTGCATCTCACCTAAATGAGAAATCTGAAACAGCAAAACTTCTAAAGGTAGTTGCTACCAAAGAAGCAGAGCTAGAAGAAGCAGCAAAAGTTGTTGCAGAAGCACAATCACTAGTAGAAAGCAAAGAACGTGAACTACGTATTATCAAAGAAAACAACCAACGCAAGGAAGTTATGAGCGAATTGCTAGGCCCGTTGACTGGAGATAAGCGTGAAGTAATGAGCAGTCTATTAGAATCAGTTCAAACTGAAAAGCTACGTACAGCTTTCGACAAGTATATGCCAGCAGTAATGAATGGCGGTACACCGGCGAAGAAAGTACTCTCAGAGGCTAAAGAAATTACAGGCGATAAACAGGCACCACAATCTAGCGGTAAAGAAGAAAAAACCGCAGAAATTTTTGACATCCGCAGGCTTGCGGGACTTAAAGTTTAAGGAGAACAAATATGTCACAACTACTCGAGTCACGCTGGTCGGAAACTAAAGAGGCTCTATTAGAAGGCCTACAAGGTAACAAGCGTACAGTTATGGCAACTACTCTAGAGAATACCCGCAAGTATTTGGCAGAGAGTGCTACAGCTGGTGCTACTTCCGCCGGTAACGTTGCAACCCTAAATCGTGTGATCCTACCTGTGATCAGACGTGTAATGCCAACAGTCATTGCTAATGAACTAGTTGGTGTACAACCAATGACAGGCCCAGTTGGTCAGATCCATACTCTACGTGTTCGCTACAGCGACACATTCAGTGGTTCTGCTGGTGGTAACACTACAGCTGGCGATGAGGCACTAAGCCCATTCAAGATTGCTGAAGGCTATTCTGGTGTATCTGGTTCTGATAAGGCAGCTTCTACAGCAGCTTTAGAAGGCGTAGCAGGTAACAGACTAAGCATTCAAATCTTGAAACAAACAGTCGAAGCTAAGACACGTAAGTTGTCTGCTCGCTGGACATTTGAAGCTGCTCAAGATGCACAAGCCCAACAAGGTATTGACATCGAAGCAGAAATCATGGCTGCTCTTGCACAAGAGATCACAGCTGAGATTGATCAAGAAGTTCTACGTAGCTTGAAGACACTAGCTGGTACAGCCGTATTAACATACGACCAAGCAGCAGTTTCTGGTACAGCTACATTCGTTGGTGACGAACACGCTGCTCTAGCTGTTCAAATCAACCGTGCTTCTAACTTGATCGCACAACGTACACGTCGTGGCGCAGGTAACTGGGCTGTTGTATCACCAACTGTATTAACACTATTACAGTCTGCTACAACTTCTGCTTTTGCTCGCACTACAGAAGGCACTTTCGAAGCTCCAACAAACACCAAGTTCGTTGGTACATTGAACAGCGCAATGAAAGTGTATGTAAACACATACGCAGAAGACGACAAAGTATTGATTGGTTACAAAGGTACTTCCGAGTCTGACGCAGCAGCATTCTACTGCCCATACATTCCATTGATGAGCAGCGGTGTTGTATTAGATCCATCTACATTTGAACCAGTAGTTTCTTTCATGACCAGATACGGTTATGTTGAGTTAACAAACACAGCATCATCTCTAGGTAATGCTGCTGACTACTTGGCTCTTGTTGATGTTACATCTGCAAACCTACGTTTTGCTTAATCTTTAAAAAGATTATACAACGTATTCAAAAAGCCCCGAAAGGGGCTTTTTGTTTGGCTGGATAAATAAAGTATCTAAGTGATTTATGCGGCACCCACCGCGTAGGCCTAGAACGTCAACACAAGGAGAAAACAAATGGGACGTCCAGTAAAATCAGATAAGAATGGTGTTAAGGTATTTGGCACCTACACAGGCGATGCAGGTATTCGCTGCGAAGCATACATTGGTTCTAATCAAACTGATGTGTTTATTGTTAAGCAAAAAGGTTCTAAGAGATACCTAGTTCAAGATACTTCATCTAGCACACAAGCAATTTGCAAATTAGTCAGCGGAACACCTAGTGCTGCTGGAGAAATGCGCCTAACAGGTTATTTAGAAACAGGCGCTGATGCAAGTGCTGTTAGAATTGCTAAACTACAAAAGCGTACAGCTATTGACTTTAACGGTGTAAGATATACTTGGAGATTAGGCAACTATGCAGACTCTACAGGCGATCAAATTTTCTTAACACCAACTTAATTTAGGAATTAACAATGGGACAGTTTCTCCGTGTAAACGGTGATTATAACATTAAAACTGCCGACGGTGCCAAAATAAAGTTTGACACCGGTCCAGCCTCTGCTGGTGGTAGTGTAATAGTTACAGGGGACTTAGTTGTAGAAGGTCAAACAGTTTCTGTTGCTGCTACAAATTTAGATATCAATGACAATATTATAACACTAAATGCTGGAGAAACAGGATCAGGAGTAACTTTAGGTTATTCGGGAGTAAAAATTGATAGGGGTGATTTAACTCCTGCAATGTTGTTATTTGAGGAATCATCAAAGACTTGGTTGTTTGCAGCCAATGATTCTCCAGGCCCATTCAACTACAGTGAAGTTGGTATTAAAGTTAATACAATTTTAACAGATAATGAAACTGAAAATTTAAATTTTTCAGGTCAAGGTCGATACGGAGACTTAACATTGATTGGTTCTGGAACTGGAGTAATATCCGTTTTTGGAACAGATACATATGAGGAACACGTTATACACGACGATGATATTCCAAATAAGTTATATGTTGATAATGCAATTTTAAATAACCCAACCTTCCAGATTGTTGCTCCTCAAAGTCAAGATACCAGTGTTATTATTTCTGACAAAGACATTACACCTAATATATCAACTCAGGCAGGTTCGTTAGAATATTTTACAAACACTACTGGATATTCGACGTTTGGAGAAAGTGCAGTTTCTATTGTTGTAGATTCTTATCTAGTAAGCCAGTTTTTTACTAATCGAGTTGAATTAGGAAATTTAGAATTAGGTAGTGGCCCTTCTCGAACAGAAATTACTTCCAAAGCAGGTATTACCAACGAGAATATATATGTTAGAACACAAGGAACTGGTAAATTACAAACTAACTACGCTGTTCAATTAGATAAAATTGCTGTAACACCTGCGTATGTTTCAGACAGCAATTTAATTTACGCTGCTAGTCCGGGCGTAGGTTCTTCTGGAATTTGGTTTGTCAACGACAGTACACAAACTTCGAAAAGAAATGGCGAGTTAATAAGTAAAAATAAAGCACTTGTGTTCAGTATGTTATTTTAAGAGAAAAATATGATTAGAAATTACGAAACTCCGGAAGGCACAATAGCATTAATTGATTCTATTAGTGTAACTTCTCCCGTAAAAGTCTTTACTAGTTCAACAACTGGTGCAGCAATTGGTGTCGGCGGAGCTACTGGAAGAATTAATGCAATTACTACTATTGCATTTTGTAACACAGCAGCACCTAGCGCAGCCGACGAAACTACAAATGCAGTTAATGTAAATGTTTATTTGGTTCGAAATGGTAAATCTGCAACTAACGGAAATTTAATTGTAAACAACCTAACCGTTCCAGCAGGCGAAACTGTATTTTTTAGTGAAGAAAGAGTTGTATTAGAAAGTGGCGACGAAATTTGGGTAGGTACTAGTTCTGCAAGCAAATTGTCTGTAACAGTGAGCGCATTAGAAGTATGAAATTCTTAAAGACTAAAAACATTTCTAAGTTTAGTATCAACGATAGAACATTAATAGCCTATCCAGATGCTAACGGTCCTGGCGGCCGCGTAGTAATGAATAGCCACGGTGGCCTAATGTTACCTAAGGGCACACAATCTCAGCGTCCTCAGCTAACAGGAGTTCGTCAGCCTACAGATGCTAACGGTACAATTAGATATAACACAACAACAAATTCAATAGAAGGCTACGTAGGCAATGCCTGGGAAGTTATTAGAGCTCCGGGCGCATCTTCAATTTATAAACAAACTTTAGGCCCAGGTGACGATATACAGACAGACTTTGGCCCATTATATGCTGTTCCTAGTTCAGCAGATAATATTATTGTATTGGTAGAAAATGTATTTCAAATTTCTACAACTAACTTTACATTAAATTCAAACTACGGTGGTAGCGGAAACGCATATCTTATTTTTACAAGCCCAGTTCCTACAGGAAAATACGTAACAGTATACTTTGGATTCGCTAACTAAAACCAAAAACGGGTAAATATACATATCGATTTGGAGATATGTAATGGCCCTGGTTGTTGCTGATAAGGTTAAAGTTAGAACATATAGTACCGGCACAGGTACAATAACATTAGAAACTGTAATTCCCGGTTTTCAATCGTTTTCGGCAGTTGGTTCTGGAAATGAATGTTATTACGGAATTGAAGATGCTGCCGGCAATTGGGAAGTAGGAAGAGGCACATATACTAATTCTAGCGGAACAGAATCTTTATCAAGAGACGTTATATACAGTTCTTCAAACGGCAATTTCCCAGTTAATTTTCTAGAAGGCGGCAAAACAGTATTTTGTACTATTCCTTCTAACCTATTAAACAATATAGTTTCTGGAGCAGTATCAGATTCATTTAAAACTATTGTTGTTGCAGGACAATCAAACGTTATTGCAGATAGCTCGAGTGATACGCTGACATTAGTAGAAGGTCCTGGAATAACAATTACAACTGATTCATCAACGGATACTATTACTTTTGCAGCTTCGGGTGCAATTCCTGCTGCAATTTCTCAAGATGGATATGAAGTTAGTATTGATACATTAGGTAATGTAAATTATCCTGGAGATGTTAAACAGAGTCACCAGGATTCAACATCTTGTCTAGCAGGTGTTGATACAGTTATCTACACTTCAACAGGTCAATATCAACACGCTATTAAATTATTTGTTATGGTAGAAGGCTATGAAGATGGTGGACTTAGTTGGCAAACACAGGCCTGCGATATCATTGCTATAAGAGGATATGTAAATGACGTTGTTTACGTTACTGCATACGGTGTTACATATTCAAGTGCCACTCCTCTTGCTACTTTTGACGGACAGTGGAATTCTACAACAAACAGAATAGAAATTACTTGTCGACCAACAAGTTTAACTAATAGCGTAGTAACAAGTGTACACGCTATTGAAATGGCTAGTAACGATTAAGGACTAAATTATGGGTATATTGGGCGATGATGACGGTCTATTAGGTTCAAACACCTACGGTAGTGAACCTAATTATTCGTCTCAGCTTGGCCGAATTAGTGGAAAATTATTAACCGCTAACCTACAAAGAAACGGCATTGACATCGCTGTTGAAACTGATTTATTATACCTTGACGTTACAAATAAACGAGTTAGTATAAAAAAATCTCCGCCTGCCTACGACTTAGATGTAGACGGAGATATTCATAGCCATAATTTAACTGTTGATACACAGTTAATTGCTGGAAATCTTAAAATTAATAACGGAAATACATTTACAACTTCAGTTGGCGGCATACAGGTTATGATAGCCGGAAGTGATATTTTTCACGATAGATTAACTACCAGCAGTTTAATATTCAACGATAATCAAATTAGCAGTATTAGCAATTCAAATATTGTATTTGATCCTAACGGAACAGGCAAAGTTAATTTTATTGCAGACACAAACATTACAGGAAATTTAACTGTAACAGGGAACATAACGTTACAGGGAGATTTAACAGGAATTGGTACTCTAACTATCGGTGACCAAACTACTGATACTGCTAGTATTAATACCGATTTTACTCAAACAATTGTCTTAGGTAACAATGAAGTTTATGATCTAGGGAAACCTACAAAGCGTTGGGATAAAGTTTATCAATCTGATTGGACTTCGATAGGAAATTCAGGATTAGGTATCCATACGTCTTATGCTTATATCAGTGATCAAGTAGAAATTAACGGTGTTACAACTACAATTACAACAACACAGTCCAATGAAGATTTAATAATAACCGCCGATTCAGCAGACACATACTTAGAAAAAATTGCATTTAACGAAAATGCTATAATAAATCCAGAAAACAATCCTTTATTATTACAGTCTACAGGAATAGGATACATTCAGTTTACCGGTACAAACGGTATGGTTGTTCCTAACGGATCCGATAGCGAACGTCCTTTAAGTCCAGAAGTAGGTGAAACTAGATACAACACAGAAAGAGGGTACCTGGAATGTTTTGATGGTACTGTATGGTCAGTGGCAACAGGTGGTGGTATCGAAGTTACACAAGAACTTATGTACGATATTGGAAACATTTGGACCCTAGTCCTCGGCTAATTCTCCATTTGGTATAAATACTACTAATTGCAAAGGTAGACCAAAACTTTTGCAAGATCCGACTGTGGTAAACCAGCAAAGAGCCATAAGGCTGCGGACGTTAGTCCAAATTAGGTTAACCGTGAAACACGGGGTCTGTTAAGGAGAGCTAATGGCTATTGGTCGTATTTCCGGTCAGCTCTTAAAGTCAAATCTCATCAGAGATGGTGTGGATTTAGCTTTTGAGACTGATCTTCTCTATTTGGATGTTGTTAACTCTCGTATCGGGATACGTACAGCAGCCCCCACTACAGACCTAGATGTCAACGGTAATATACACGGTATAAATCATACTGTTGACACACAAATTAATGTCGGTAATTTACACTTTACTGGCAATACAATTACCAGCGATACCAGCACAATAGTATTTCAAGCCGCTGCCGGCGAAGCAACTGTTTATCACAGCAGACTTCAAATTGATGATCTTCAATTACAAGGAAATACTATTTCTACTACTGTTTCTAACAGTTCAATTGATCTAGCACCAAACGGTACCGGCACAGTTAATATTTCAGCAAGTACAAATATTACAGGAAATCTTGATGTTTCTGGAAATATTAATACTTCTGGAAATGTAGTGATCGGCGGCAACATTCAAATTGGTGACGCACTAACCGATAACATTGTTTTTAATGCCAGCGTTACTAGTGATATTATTCCTCAAACTGATGCTACATATGATATTGGTTCTAGTTCAGTAAGATGGAGAGCTGTTTACACTAAAGATTTATATACTACTTCAATGAACCTTCCTTATTTTGAAGTAGGAAGTGTTATTTTTCAAGATAACATAATTACTACCACAACTGGTACAGATTTGCGATTAGAAGGAAATGCTGCGGGAGGTATACGAACTGGTAATATTAAAATTATTGATAGTTCTATTACTAACGTAGTATCCGGTGCTGTTACAACAATTACCCATACAGGTAATGGTTATCTTAAAATTGTTGGTACCAATGGGTTTGTTCCGCCAAGAGGAAATGATGCGCAGCGTCCAACATCTTATGCGGTTGTCGGAATGACACGATATAATACTAATTCAAAGGCTTTGGAAATTTGGGACGGAGTTTCTTGGGCTAGTCCTGCAGGTGCATCTGGAGCTGTGTCAGAAACACAGGCTAATGATATTTCTGTTGCATTTGCATTAACTCTAGGATAAAAAATGCCAACACTATTTAAAAATGTTACACACAATTCGTTAGGGACCGAACCAAACGATGTTTTAACTATTGACGCAGGTATTCGAGCAACTGTAATCGGCTGCAATATTGCAAATATTACTGATTATGATACAGTTAATGTTGATGTGTTTGTAACAGGTTCAGACAGCGTACCAGCTTATTACATAAAAGGTTTAACTATACCGCCAAATACTTCTGCAAAAATAATAACCAACGGTGAAAAATTAATATTGCCGGAATTTTGCGGATTACGAATTACCAGCAGTCAGGCTGATAGTATTTCAGTGGTTGTAAGTTACGTGGAGATATCATAATGTCTAATTCAAATTATTATTTAGGTACAGACCCGTTAACAAGATTAGGCGATACTCCTAGATTTTTTTACGGTATTAGAAAAAACGAAAACGGTAGTTTATTTTTACAACGAAATGATCAAATGAGATCTAACGATTCAATTGAAATTAACAGAGTCGGCGACGAAACAGAAAATTTTAATGGTTTTGAAATTGGAGTGGACTTTTACGAAGGCATTGATGTAAACCACAATGTTGAGTATCAAAATTTAAAATATCAACAATATCGTTGGGACGATAGAGCAATATTTTATTATATTGATGATGAGGGGCAATTAGTTGCTAGAATAAACAATGGTTATACATATGACGAAGGTTCATCAGAGGAATAATTAAATGGCAGATTTTAAAATAAGCAGATTTAAATATACCTGGAGAGGTGTATGGAGTGCTCACAGCAAATATAACCAAGATGATGTT